TTGAGGTAATATTTTAACTTCATATTTGTCTAATTCAATTAAGGCTTTAACTAAATCACGACTGCGTGATGAATATCCACTATAGCAATCTATAGGACAACTTACTACAAATAACGGTTTGTTCATGGTTTATTAATATATAAGATTATGTTTTAGTTTACGTGGTTGAAAGTCATTTACTGATAAAAATTCATATGATTCTCTGGGTTGCCACTTTTCAAATAGTTCATCCATTCCCTCAATAATTCTTTGAGACATTACCTCAGAGGTGAATCCTGCTTCTTGACCTAAAGCCCATTGTCTGCCTTCCTCTCCTATTTGTTGTCTTTGTTCTTTACCCATTTCATATAATTTTTCAATTTGTAGAGCCGCATCTTCAAATGAGCATCTATCATCAAATATATAAGGAGTAGGTACAGAGCCAACTAAAGATAAATTAGAGGGAAATACTGGTAAAGCCCAGCTACCATGTTTTTTAAAAGTACCTCTATGATTGGAAGGTATTTCAACAGATGGAGTAAACCAGTTTCCTTTATTATCAATAAATCTCATTTGATCTTGCATTCCTCCTGTCACATTAGCAATAAATGGAGTACCTGTTAGTAGTGATTCAGTCAATGATAATCCCCAACCTTCATTAGTTGATAATAAAACTGTACCATCAGCTATATTATACAGATAATTCATATGTTTAGAATCTAAACGTTGAGCTGAAATTAGAACATTATTCTTTCCTTCTTCACAAAAATACTCAATAACAGCAGGTAGATCTGTTCCGTTTTCATCTACTGGGTTAGTATGAAGTACTAAAACACATTTTTCAGCTTTTTCACGAGGTAAACCATCAGTGAATACTTTCCAAGCTAAAATTGTATCAGAGATATTTTTTCGTCTAACATTCCTTGAATTAAATAATAAAACAAAATCATATGACTTACCATTAAATAACTGTTGATTGAATGAATTTAACTCAATATCATCATTTTTAATAGGGTAAAATGTTTCAGGGTCAAGACCATGAGGAACATATTTAATAATTTTATTATCTGCTTTATTACCTAGTACAATTTGGTTAATAAGAGCAGTTTGTTTAGAGATACCAAACAGGGCATCACATGACTCATAAAATTCCTCATTGTATTGTGGGGCAGGAAAATCATCCCAAATGTTCAAATATACTATTGGTAATTTCTTTCTAAGTTCATTTTCCATTTCAAATACCCAAGTAAAGTATCTAGGATCAGTAATTAAAAAGATTGCGTCTGGGTTTTCTAATTCGATAATCTGGCGGAGTAAAATTGGATTACCGTATCCATCTGTTGGATAAATAATGACACTAGCATCTTCTACTCCAGTTTTATTACTAGTGTCTTGACTTAAATCCATTCTCTTACCTGCATCAGGATGTTTAATGGCCCCTGCTAGTTGTACCCAATTATACCGATGGCAAGTATTGATAACCATTTCTCGGGCGATATGAGCCACTCCAGAATGTACTCTTATATCATCGGTTAAAAGAAGAATTTTCTTCCTTTCATCTTTTGGTAAATAACCTTTTATCATAATTTATGTTTTTGAATTGTTTTACGAAACTCGTCATTATTAATATATAAACTCATAGTTCGTTCTACAAGCTTTTGTATATTGAATTTATGTTTAAAACTAAGAATTTTAAACTCTTCTAATATATCTTTGTCAATATAAGCACTTGTTAATTTTTTGCCTTCATTTTTTAGCATAACATCATTTATTATACGTATATACCTTTTCCGCAAAGTTTAGTATTCTTTGAAAAAGGACAAAATCTACAGTTAGAAGGTGATGGTTTTGGATCAGGTGAAGGTTCTTGATGAAAACATTCTTTTATAAAAGAACTGAATGATTGTGATACTTTTTTCATTTTAATTTTACCTGACGAAGGAGAAAATTCTTGGATTCGACTTACATGGAATTTAGGATCAATAGGTAATTTTCTCTTTAAAATAAAGTATTTAACACTAATTTTATCCTCAGGAACTTTATATTGTTCAGAATAATATTTTTTATATAATACAACTTGAGATGGCTTGAGTTCATCCTTTTTTTCATAATCAGACCAACCTCTAGTACTTGTTTTAATATCAATGATTTCGTGGGTTTGGGTTGGTTCATGATATAAAACAATATCAAGATGACCTTGATATATTACAAAATCTATACTTGGGTCAGGAATAATATGAATAGGAACTTCACATCCTACAAGATGATAACCTCGTTTTGAGAAATATTTAGTTTTATTTTTCTTAAAATAATCTAAGATGTTTACTCCGTCTTCATAAAACTCACCCATTTCCTCTGCTGAGGAAAAATGTTTGTTATTATTTTTCTTGTATTTTTCTTTATATAACTCCCTATATCGGTTTTCAAACATCCCTATAATATCTTCCCTATCAGCCGCTGCTGTACTAACATTATACATTACTGTTAAATAATGTTGAATGGCTTCATGTATAGCAGTTCCAAATACATTATGGATATTATCTGTGAATACCTTATGTTTTTCTTTATACTGAAGATACCATCTTAGAGGGCAGGTCTTGTATATAGAAAACTGTGAATATGAAACTAATTTTTGATACCGCCAGTCAATTTCAGGAGCATGATATTCAACAATATGTTTTATCTCACTTGGTACTTTGTTTTTCTTTGCCAACTTTAGTTAGTTTTTTGATTTCTTTTTCATCTGCTCCTAATTCCTCTAATATTTCCTTTATAACCTCAGTGGGTAATATATTTAAATAATTATAAGCTTCTCTTAATGATACTTGATAATATAATGAAATATAATCTGCTAGACTGGATGAAGGACTTTCTGTTTGATCTTTAATGTATTTAGCAAATATACTCTTTTTAGGGAGTAATTCTCTATAAATTTCATACACTTGTTTTTTATCCTTAATGTCTAATCCTTGAATATAGTTTACAATCTCAACATACGGTTGATGCATACTTATGAAACGATGTATCATAAATGTGTTAAAACTATTCCAGGTTTCTTCATCAAATGAATCAGATGAGGATTTAACTACAGTTATTTCCTTCATCCAGTCAAACACAGATTTTGGTTGTTTCATTAATTGTTTTTAGTCAGATTTTTGTTATACTCAGTCATTTCTTCTCTCAGTTCCTTAGGAAGCATTTCAATTACTACTTCTCCTGTTTCAATGTCAAACATAACAGGGATTGGTAAAATAGCGTCTTCTTGTGAACCTATTATAAATTTTGAAACTTTACGAAGGATAGCGCCTTCTTGAAATACACGTCTACCAGTTGATGACTCAATTGGAGTTGTGTTTGATAAATCAATGTTTGGTTGGGATTGTCCTGCTGGGGGGTTCATATGTAAAATTTAATTGGTTACTTTAATTCAATAATCTGGCTGATTAGAGCTGCTGTGTTAATTTCTTTATCAAGTGAGAAATTAGCTTTATATGAGGCTTCATTAACTAAAACCGCCACTGAGCCTTCTTTGTCTCTCAAATACTTAGAGGAATTATCATATAATGATTTAAATAGCTCAGTGTAATCAGAAATATCAGAATTTGCTAATATTTGTCTAATTGTATTGAATTTAGGTTTAGGTTGAGATAATTCCTCCAATATTAATTCAATGTAATTTTGATTTGATTTTAGATTAATATTAACTACTAACTTTCCTGTAGTACTACATTTTTGTAATGTATTAATAATTCGTCTTAAATCAGGATAACATTTTTTAACAATTTCAGCAACTCCCTCTAACTCATATTCAATACCTTCATTTTCTAATATACGGACAATATGTTGGGCAATTATCGTTTTAGATGGTGGAATAAGCGCGTATTCTGTAAGTCTACTACGAAGTGGATCAATTAGTCGCTCTGGATAATTTCCTGTTAAAATAAACCGAGTTTTAGCACTATATGTTTCAATCATATTTAATAGCAATACTTGACTGGCCATCAAAAGGTGAGTAGCTTCATCTAATATAACTATTTTAAGTGGTTTAAATGAAGCGCTGGATGCAAATCCTCCGATTTTTTCTCTAATAACATCCATAGATCTTTCATCTGTGGCGTTAATATAGAGTAAATCACAGTCAATACCTTTAGCTATTAATTTTGCCAATGTAGTTTTTCCTGAGCCTGCTTTTCCGAAGAATCCAAGATGAGGAATATCTTGTTTATCAATGTAAGCCTGAAAAATATTTTTAATTTCATCCGAGGCAATATAGTTGTCTAGAATGTCAGGCCTATATTTCTCGTTCCAAATAGTATGTTTGTGTTTCATAACGTAATTAAGATAATAAAACTTTTTGTGTTAGCCAAATTACATCATACCCATCATTGGATTGAAATCATCCTCTTTTTTAACATCAGGATCATTAGCTATTACTGATTCTGTTAATAGAATAGTACCAGCAATTGATGAAGCATTTTCTAGAGAATTTCTTGTCACTTTCATAGGATCAATAATACCAACCTCTCTCATATTAACAATAGCTTCAGTTTTTAAATCAAAACCAAACCAAGGTTCTAAACCTGCTATTCCTTTTTCACCAATCTGAGAGTCAATAGGATAAATTTCTCTATCTGAATAGCCCGCATTATTAAGAATTTGATAGAATGGTTTACCACATGCTGAATAAACTAGGCTTTTTCCTGTATTAAAGTCTGTACCATCAACTTTTTCCCATGATATATTTTCTCTTGCAAATAATAATGCAACACCACCTCCAGGAACAATACCTTCCTCAAGTGCTGCTTTTGTGGCATGTAAAGCATCATCTACTCGATCTTTTTTCTCTTTCATTTCAGTTTCAGTATTTCCACCAACATGAATAATAGAAACACCTCCTACAAATTTAGCTAAACGTTCTTGAAGTTTTTCAATTTCAAACGGCATATGAGAGGATTCAATTTGTGATTGGAGTTCCTCTACTCGTTGATTAATCAAATCCTCAGAACCTTTACCATCAATAATAGTAGTAGTTTCCTTAGTTACTGTTACTAGTCGTGATTGACCAAACCAATCCCAATTGAACTTGTCTAATTTCATTCCTTTATCTTTAGAATAAACCTGACCTCCAGTTAAAACAGCAATATCCTCTAATACTAATTTTCTTCTATCACCAAATTCAGGTGCTTTAACTGCTGCTATTTTTAATACACCGCGAGCTTTATTTACAATTAATGTAGCTAAAGCCTCACCTTCAATATCTTCAGCTATAATTAAAAGAGGACGGTTAGTATTAGATACACCTTCTAAAATAGGTAATAATTCTTTAACTTGAGTGAATTTAGCATCAGCAATCAAGATATATGGATTTTCTAAAGTACAAGCCATTGTGTTGTTGTTTGTAACAAAGAAATGTGACTTATATCCTCTATCAAATTGCATCCCTTCTACTGTCTCAAGGTATGTGTCTCCTGTTTTAGATTCTTCAATATGTACAACTCCATCTTTACCTACTTTTTCCATTGCAGTGGCAATTAATCGGCCTACTTCCTCATCATTATTTGCTGAGATGGTTGCAATTTGTTCAAGTTGTTTTTCAGAAGAGATATCTTCAGCAATTTGTTCACGCAGACCTTGGATTACCTGTTTTACTCCAGCATCAATCCCCCGCTTAATTTCAACAGCGTTTCCTCCTCTATTTACGTGTTCTAAACCTTGAATGACAATTTCTCTAGCTAATAATGTTGAAGTAGTTGTACCATCACCTGCATTATCAGCGGTTTTGATGGAGGCTTGTTTTAACATTTTAGCGCCCATGTTTTCAATAACATCTGGTAGTTCAACAGATTTTGCTACTGTTACACCATCTTTTGTACTTAGGATTTGTCCTTCCTTTTCATATACAACATTTCGACCATGAGGGCCTAATGTACATACAACTGTGTCTGCTAAGGTGTTAATACCCCTAACTAAACTTTCACGTGATTCGTGACCTAATTTAATAATTTTTGCCATATTTAGTTATTATTTATTTTACACAAAACACTATTTTCAGGACCGATCCAAAATTCTTCTCCTTCAAATTCAAATTTGGTGAATCCCATTGTTGGTAGAATTACTTTGTCTCCTGGTTTAACTACAGTTGGTATAAACCCAACTCCAGCAACTACCATTCCTGGTCCTACATTAATTACTTCAGCTATTTTGTTTTTTTCATTCCCTAAGTCAGGAACAACAATGTTGCCAAAAGTGGTTTCTTCAATTTCGATAGGTTTAACTATCAAAGCATTGTATAAAGCTTCTAATTTCATACTCCGATGTTTAAAATTTGTTTAAGATTATTATATTTATTATTGTATTCCTCTAAATATTCTTTAATAGAATCATATTGAGGTTTTAGATTTGCTTTAAGTTCTGATACTTTTTTCAAAGCACCTCCTAAAGCAGAATAGTGACCTATCATTTTATCTGTGGATTTTCCATTACTTGATAATTCAAGTACTGTGTAGCTATGTTCATCCTTAGAGATATAATAAGGTGAAATAGCAGGATCACTAATAATTGATACTTTTTTCTTCTCTCTTTTCTTTCTGTCCATAACAGGGGATTTATTTATAACGGGTTTAATTATATGTATGTTAGTATAATAGAAATAATTTGTAGATTAATTCCC